GGCCACAATTTTGAACACATTGTCATCGCGATCAGACTGACGCTTGCTTACAGAAAGCGGATTTATGAGTACACGCCCTAACCATCGCGATCACTCGCTCGGCGGATTTTCGCTGCCCGCAAGCTGCTGGCATTCCTCACTGGACAACTCGATTTTCCAATTCACCCGCCCGGCCTGCGCGAGGACATCGCGCAACGATTTTCCAACCAAGAAGCTCAACGCACGATCTGCCTTGATAACCCTGCCATCGCCGCGGACCACCGCACCACCAAAAAAATCCGACCCGACAATCCGCATGATCACGTCCCTCCTCGCATGTTACATCTCAATCCCCGCGTCGCGCGCCGCGAATGACATCGGCCTGGGCGTCCTTTGCCGCGCGGCATATGACCCCGTCGCCGAGCTCGACGTTGGCGAGCTTGCGCGCCACCGCCTCGAGGAACGTAGGCAGCGGCGCGGCATAGGTATTGACGATCTCGAGCTGCGAGTCCGTGAGCCGAAAAACCATGTGTTTACCTTTTCTACGCTATCGTCCTCATCGCGCTGCGCGAACGCTGGTCCGGTAGAGCGCGTGGAGAGGGTCGAGGGGATATCCGTCAAGCCCGATGTCCAGCCGGAACCCATGCTCAGCGATCATCCGAGCCGTGACCGTGGCACAGTCCGCGCACAGCGAAACGATGCGGTCCTTGTGGTGTTCGCCCGCGTCCACACACAACGTCGCCCGCGTCACGATGGCTCGTTCACTACAGAAAGCGCACAACGGATGCTCGTGCAGCTGATGCGCACAAGCGTCGAGATGGTCCAGCCCGATCATGTGTACACCCTCTTGCGGTAAGCAGGATGGTTCACCTTGTCGATCGGGTAGCCGTCCAAGCCGACTCCCGGCAGATAGCCGTGCAATTCCTGATAGTGCTTCGGCCCGACGTGACACGCATGGCACAAGGACTGAAGCTTCCCTAACCAAAACTTGTTGACATCTCCCCGATGCGGCTCGACGTGATCGACCACCGTCGCGACCGTGAGAGGCTCCCCGTGGTCCTCGCAGATCTTGCACCAGGGATGCTCGGCAAGCTGGTGTCTGCGAAGCCGCGCCCAACGGGCCGTGCGATAGAGGTGATCGAGTGTGGTGCCCATGTTTCACCCGATCAAAGCCTCGATATCGAAGGCCGGCGCGCGCAGGGGCGCCACGCCAATGGCCATGGCGAGTGCGACGAGACCGTCGATCCGACCAGCGCTCTTGTTCTTGCTCAGCTTCCGATTGGACGCATCCTTCCCCTCGACGACCGCGTTCACCGCGCACATGTTCATCTCGGGTTGTCGCCGTGGCAGAGCTGCCGCTCGAGGACGATGCTCTCGAGCTCGCGCAGCGCCGGCGACATCGATTGCGTGCCTTGACCGAACTCCACCCAGCGATCGGCGATCAGCTGCTCAGAGAAGCCGGCCTGCATGAGCCAGGGCTTCAAGTGCCGGAAGTTCCAGCGGTCAAAACCGATCTTCCGAATATTGTATTGCGCGAACACCTTCAGCAGGTAATGCGCGACGTACTCGTACGAGATCGAGGCGCCGGGTGTAGTGCGCACGAAGCCCTGCTCGACGAACTTGTCGTAAGGGATGTGGTCGGTGTGGGCACGCTCGTAGATGCCCTCGCGCGGGAGCCAGAAAGTCGGCACCATCTGCCAGATGCCGTCGACCTTCGAGATGACGACGAGCGCGGTCAAGTCGCGCACCTCACTAAGATCTAGCCCGGCATAACACTCACGCCCCGAGATGTCCGCCACCTCGCCGGCGCACGCCTGCCACAGCGCCGGCTGCAAGAACGGATTACAGGCTTCAACTCGTTGGTTCAGAATCAGGTTCCGGAACTCCGCTTCGCGCGCGGGCATGCGCCTGGCGTCCTCGGCCATCGCCATCACCTCGCGCTCGTTGAGGAAACTTCCCAACGCTGGATTGGCGAGCGCAATCGTTTGCGGCCCGCGGCATTGGCCGAGCTCGTCGTGAATCGTCAGCGACGGGCTCAACCCGTAAGCTGTCGAGGCGTCGGCACTGAGCGTGCGATAGCGCGTACCCAGCGAGGGGCAAAGGAGCTCCTTGGTGCTGTCGCGCACGGTGACGAAATCCCGCAGCGCCGGACTCATGCGCGCAATCTTGGCCGCCAAATTGAATATTACGGCCGCCTGTTCGCGGCTCTGTGCGGTCGAGTAAAGTTGGGAATTGGGACGTGCCCGAGGACCACAGAGATGGACCAAAAGGAGTAAGGCGCAGAGCGTGCTCTTGCCGCACTTTCGGCTGAAGGAAAGGATCGCGCGCCGCGTCCCGTGCGGATTATCGTAGATACTTTCTAGACAGGAGATCTGCCAATCGGCCAACTTGAACTTCTGCCCGAGCAGGCGGCCTTCGGGGACCCATAGATCCTCGATCCATTTGACGATGTCCGCCGCGGTGGCCTGCTCCCCCGCCATGCTCCGCCCCTTTATGCGTCAGCGCCACGTCTCTCCCGCCAACTCTCCCACGGCTTCGGCATGTTATCCGCGATCGCGTCCTTGCGCCGATTACGCGCCTGCTCGCCGCGATCATACCGCGCCGACAAACACAGCCCGAGCTTGACCGCAAGCGAAGCCGCAGCCTTGGTCTCGGTAGCGCGCAATCGCGCGAGCTGGGCGATCGCCCGCCGGTTCTTGGCGGCACGCAGAGACCGACCGCGCAGGGCCTCAATCTCGACGGTGAGGCGATGCGCGAGCACGAGGTGAGCCGTGTAGAGCTCGAGTAGACCGGCATTGTCCCCGGCAAACTGCTCGGCGGGGAGGCGATTCGTGATGGCTGTCCAGATGTCCGCCTGCTCCCGCGTAAGTCCGGGCGGAGGTGCTAATTTCGGAGTCGGAATCGCGATTGCAGCAGTCGCGACGGCATCCGTAGATATCGGCATGGAAGATCTCCGTCGGTTGCGCGGCAATTAACCGGTACTCTCAACGCCGCACACAGTAAACTCGCGTTTAACGATTCGAGTCGAGGAACCGAATGACCAAGCACGAGACCACACCGACCGCGATCGCCGCGCTGGACACGGCCTATGTCCAGGGCGAACTGGCAGCGCTGCGCGAGCACTACGAGGGCAAGCTGCGCGAGCAGGCTGGGAGCCACCGCCGGCGGGCCGAGCACGATCTCGAGGTCACCCGCGATCTGCAAGCGCGCTTGCTGCGCGAGCAGGATCGGGTCGTCCGGCTGCAACGCAAGCTATTGGCGGTGCGCGCCCTGTTCGACCTCGACGAGCAATAGGCGCCGGCGCCCTCATCTCGCCTACGCCGGATCGCGGCCCGTCCCGGCGGGTTACCGAGTGCCTAGGTGTGGACTTGGACCGCGAACGGGAACGGTCCAGGGCACTCACCGCGAAGCGTTTACCGGGCCGGAATGAAATTCTCCGACCCGGTTTTGGCCTAAAATCGGTCGAAAATCCTGAAATTTTATTGCGCGGAGGGGCCGCAAGTCAGAACATCCCGTTGGGGGCGTATCGTGAACCGAAAAGTCTGAGTAAGTCCTTGAAATCATTGAATTTTTAGTAGAGAAGCAAAATTCGGGTCCTGCCGGACCCCAATATGTGCTGCACTGCACAAAAATTGGACCGCCCCCCGCCCTTTGAAAGCGCCGCACAAACGACCAGATTCGGGGCAAAATCGCGCGTAATTTTATACAAACGGGCCAAATCGCCTCGTTTGCGTAGAATATGGTTTTCAGTGAGCCATGAAACTCATCTCGAGATGGTTTCTCGACCAAAGACCTGACGGAAACCAGCGTCCTCGTCCTTTGGGCTTCTGCCACTGGTGTTCACATACAAGAACGATGGAAACACCAAAGGTGCTTGGCATTCGTGCGCCGGCGGATCCTCCTCGAGCTCGTGGCCGGAAAAGAAAGACCCTTGGCCAGGCCGGCCAAGGAATGCTTACCAGTCCCAGCGTTTTGGAGACGCCCTCGACCCCGTGCCGCTTTAACCACTCCGGCCGCCAAGCACAGAGGGCGGACACGGACGGACAAGAACCCGGACATCCGGACAAACGGACACCCTTTAATAGGGTGTCCGTGTCCGTCCGGCTTTATGTCCCTCGGACAATTATCGACGTTTGTCCGGGCTTGTCCGTGTCCGGGTAGCAATATCAATCGCTTAGCGCCACCTGCCAGATAAAAGTGACGTTTTCGATCACACGAACGTCCGCCAACCCGCGATTCTGCGCATCGTGTATGGCGCGGCGGAACGCCCGGCTACGAGCCTCCTGCCGCTTGTCCTCATTATCGCCATCGGCAGCATAACGGTGGTGGAATTCCTCACGGACCAGCTCGCGGTCAAGCGCGCGGACCTTATGTCCGTTCACCTCGATCTCGACGCCGCGATCGACGAGCAAGTCCATCAGAATACAGTGGAGCAGCCGCAGCGACCTTGGCCACGAGCCGCTCTTCGTACTCGCATCGGGCGTAATTCCGATTCCCCAGTCGATGACCAGGGTATCGATCGGATCGCCATCTTCATCGAAGCCCAGATTGACGAGCTGGATGCCGAAGGCGAATTCCTCGCCGTTGGGGCCGGCACGGCGCTTGCGCGCAGCCATGCGCGGGTTCTTGACCGCGCCGGTGATTTCCTTGCTGCCGAGCAGCGCCAGCACCACGTCGGCAAAGCCCTCCTTGGCCGAGGTGCCGCGGGTGCCGGTCTCGACCGCCTTGCCGAAGTGATCGACCGCCAGCACGAAGGCGGCGGTCAATCGCGAGACTTGCCCGAGCGTCGCCATGATGCGTGCGCCGAGGGCGGAATCATTCTCATCTCCGGCCCGGGCATAGCCGGCGCTAGCGACGATGGTATCGACTACGATCAGCGCCAGCGGCAGATCGAAGCGCTGCCGCATCTCTGCGGCCACGGCATTGGCCTTGGCGGCGATCTGCTCGGCTGCGTTCTTGGCAAGCAGCGGCGGGATGTCGTCGAGGCAGAAGAACGGCAGCCGCTCAGCCTGCCCGCACTTCATCTGATTGAGCGCCTCGAGCCGGATCGGGATCTCCTCGCGCCCCTCGACCGCGATGAACAGCACGCCACCCTGACGCTTCACCGGATGGCCGGCGAACACGGTGCCCGTCATGACTGCGGCGGCGAGATCGAGCGCGGCAAAGGTCTTGTAGGTGCCCCACTGCCCCGACATCAGCCCAGTGCCGGTCTCCGGGATCAGCTTCCTGACCAGGTAATTGCGTCGGAGCTCGGTGTTGGCGTCGCCGTGCCACCAGCCGCGGAGCACGACTCTCGCCTCAGGCTTGCGCGCCGCCTTCGCCACGAGCTCGGCCGACGCCTCCGCCGCCGACTTGCTCGGCGCCTTCGCTGCGGGCTCGGTGGGCGTGCCCGCGGGCTCCGCCGGCGTTTTCGCCATGGGCTCGGCAGGCGTGCCCGCGGATTCCACCGCCTCGACCTTCTCCGCGGATTCCGCCGCCTCGATCTTCTCCGCGGATTCCGCCGGCGCCGGCGTCTCGCCTTTCGCCGATCCATCGCCCCATGCCGGGGCGTTGGCCCAGCCGGTGTGGTCGCTCAGGAACTTGAAGGCGGTGTCGAGATCGCAGCCGTCGGCCGCCATCACCAGGTCGAGCGGGGTGTAGGTCCCGCCGCGGCCGTCGCCAAAGTCCTTGATGCCGGCGGGATGGATCTTAAGGTTGAGCTTGCGCACCTCGAGCGGCCGCCCGGTTGACGATTCGCGCCAGGTCGCGACCGCCTCGTAGCCGCCGCGGGCCCGCTGCCACTTGTAGAGCTGTAGCGCCGGCACCCAGCGCTCGAGGTGTGTCATGGCAAAATTGTTGAGCTGGCGATGCGGCGAGGCGTCGTCGTCCTCGACGATCAGCTTGCCGTTGCTCGCGCGCGCCGGCGGCGACCAGCCCAGCGGCTCGAGCACGGCGCCGATGCGGTCGCAAATATCCGCGGGCAGGCGCGGCAACTCGTCCGGCTTGAACATCTCGAGCGGCGGCCCCAGCCAGCGGTAGGGCTGGCCGGTCGCTTCATGGATGCTCGGCGGCAGCACGGTCTGCCGGCCGTCGGCGATCAGGTCGCAAACCCGCCGGCCGGCGATGTCCCACGAACGCGAAGCCGGGATGTCGGGGCCGTAGTAGAACCTGGTCTCGCCCTTCTGTCCGACCTTGCGCACCGGCGTCTCGGGCAGCGCCGCCAGCAGCGCGCCCATGATCACGGGATCGTCGGTGTCGATGTCGACGGGGATCAACCCGTGCGAGGCGCGCCCACCGACCACTCCGATGCCGGTCTCGCCCTGGCCCCAGATCTCGCGCACTTGCGCACCCGGGGTGCGGTCGAGGAACTGCTCCTGCCATTTCGGCAAGCGCATCCAGATGCTGGCGCACCGGAAGCCGGGGATCTTGGTGCCGGCCATGATCGGAATCGCCGCGTATCCACGCTCGACCAGCGCGCCGGCGTGCTGTGCGTATGCACCCATGGGGCCTCCCGCGGTCGTTTCGCCGTGCCCGTTACCCCGGGCGACGGCCGGCTCAGCCGCATGTTCGGTTTCGCGCGCAAGGTCGCATTCCGCTTTGACCGCCGGCGCCGCGGACGGCTCATTCAGGACGGGATGATCGAGCTCGAGCGCATCGCGATCGAAATGATCGAGCTCGAGCACATCGTCGCGATCGGAATGATCGAGCTCGCCGTTCTCGGCGTCCTCATCTTCATCCGGCAGTGCCATCTCGGCCGGCTGCGCTGGCGGCTCGGCGGTGGCGGGGCCCGCGAAGAACAGCGGCCCGTTGCGTACCTTGCCGCCGAGCGGCAGGCCCGCGGCCCATGCCGGCGCCTCGAGCAGCAGCGCCAGCGCGTCTGCGGCCGCGACCGTGCCGATCGGCACCTCGAGCACGATCTCGTCGTGGCTGTGGTGCACCACCGGCCAACCGCGCGTCTCAGCGCGTACGATGGCAGCGGCGAGCAGATCGCGCGCGATTCCAGAAACCACGTTCTCGACGAAGATACCGAACCACGCGCGCGCCGGGCGCCAGCCACTCGTACCTTCGGCCTTCTTGCCCTTCACCTTTTTCTTCGGAGCCGTGTTCGAGTTGTCCATAAATTCAATGTTGAAGCTGCCACGCTCGGGATCCATGACGATGCGCGCGCCGGGATAGTTGATCACTCGGCCGGAGGGCAGGGTAAGCGTGAGGGCGTAGCCGTCGAACGCCGCGGTGATCGGCGGCAGCGACGGCGGATTAACCGGCACCGCCTGCTTGGTGCGGATCGCCTTCAACGTGGCGTGCATCATCCGGCGCCAGAACGCGCGGATCATCGGGTGTCTGCCGCGCCAGACCCGCACGATCTCTATGATCTCTGCATCGCTGCGACCGTCGTCGCCGGCGATCCCGCGCCACGCGCCGATCGCGCCGCCGAAGCCGAACGCGAGCTCGCTGTACTTTCCCAGCTGGCGCTGCGCCGCGGTGATGGACGCGACCGCGACGGTGTCCTTGAGGATGACGCGGGCGAGCACGCGGTACGGATCGAGCAGCTTGTCGCCGGTCGCGTCGTAGCGCCGGAACAGGTCGAGCTTCCACACCTCACCAGCGAGCCAAGCAACGACGCGGCTCTCGATGCCGGCAAGGTCGGTGCAGATGAACTCGTATCCAGGCGCCGCGCATAGCGACGCCCGTGCCAGTTGGCTCACGACCCTGAGCGGGTCGCCGAAGCGCGCGAGCTCGGCGCGGTCGCCGGCCAACACGGCGTCGATCAGGGTGACGGGGAGTTCCAGATCGTTTCTCCCCAAATTGTGCAGCTGCGCGCCGACCGAGGTCCACCGCCCGGTGCCGGCGCCGTAAAAGCGTGCCCAGTTGCGGATGCGATGGTCGATGGGATCGGCGTAAGCCAAGAGCTTCTTGGCCTTCTGCGGGCTGGCAAAGGCGCCGCGCTTGCGCAAGGTCAGCAGCTCACGCGTAAAGCCGTCGAGAGACTTACGCGCCAGCACGGCCGCGACCGAGCGCTTGCCGAGCGTGGCCATCTTGTGGCCGTGGACGTTGACCGCGGCCAGGATGCGATCGCGCTGGTTAGCGCTGGTGATGGCGCCGTCGGTCAACGCGGTGAGCTCGTTATTGATGTGCTCGCGCTCCGCGACGGCGAACGCCTGCACGGCCTCGAGAAACGACACGTTGGCGCATACGCCGCGCGCGTTGATCGTCCAGTCGTGTAGCAGCACGGCGCGCTCGTCCGCCGGCAGCGGCCGCACGCGCGGGTGATTGTGGATGGCCCGCAACATCTCCACGTCGGTGACGCAGCGCCCTATCACCAGCATGATGTCGCGCTCGCGGTCCTCGGGCCGCTTATATTTGCCGCGGGCGAGACGGCGCAGCGCGTCGATCGCCGCCTTGTCTTTTGCATAAGGCAGTCCTAGCGCCGTGCAGCACAATCCAAGCTCGGCCGGATAGGCGCTCGTCATCGCGCGCCGCTGCGCGCACTCATGCTGCTCGATCGGGATCGGCGGAAAGCCGTAGCGCTCGACGAGCAACCGCGCGTGCGCGTTGGTGTCGAAGCTCCAATTCCACCACACGAACGTGTGCTCGGCGGGCGCGACGTACACCGCCGGCGGCGAACCGCCGGGCCGCCAGGTCTGCACCGGGTCGTCGTTGACGGCGTAGCACAGACATAAGATCTCGGTGTTCGGACCGGCGAGATAGTTGGTGTTGCCAACGGCCTTTATGTCGCGATCCGATACGCTCTCGATATCGCCAAAAACGATCGCCATGTGGTTGCCTCAGTAGGGGATGGAGTCGTTGATTTCCGGTCGAACCCAGCCGGCGATGCGGCGCAGCTCGCCGTCAAAGTTTTCACCGTCGATACGGAAGCCGATGATCCGCCAATAGCGCTCGCCCTCAGGTGCTACCCGGATGTGCGTGACCCAGGCGAGCTCATCCTGCCGCTGTAGCGCCTCATCGACCGTGCTCGGCGCCGGCATCTCGCCGCCCATGCCGCGCCACAACTGCACGGCCATGTCGCGGGCGTAGCCGCGATGTTGCAAACAGACCCACTTAGAAAAATTTTGAATGCCGCACTGGAAGGTTACGCGCAGCGACGGGATTTCCTTGTGGTGATAGCCGTAGGTGATGTCCTCGACCTCGAGCCAGTCGGACACGACGCGGCGCGGCCCGAGTACCGCGGCCGTATCGGCGTGCCCGGCATGCTTGGGCGCGGTGTCGCGGGGAAATTCATGGCCGCAGCCCGAGCATTCCGTCGCCGCCAGCGGCAGGATCTCGTTGCACTCCGGGCAGACCTTGGTGGGCGCCAGCGTGTCATAGCCGCGCTTGGTCTTGATGCGAACGTTATCGACTGGGCCAAAGCGGCGGACATTGCCGGCGAAATCCAATATGCGGCAATCGGTTTTGCCGTCAGCCTTGCGCGTGCCGCGGCCGACCTGCTGGATATAGAGTCCGGCCGAACAGGTCGGCCGCAGCATGGCGATGAGATCCACGTGCGGGACGTTGAAGCCGTAGGAGAGGACCATCACGCTGACCAGCGCAGTGAGCTCGCCGGCGCGGAACCCCTCGATGATGCGATCGCGTTCGTTGCTTGCCGTTTCGCCGAGCACCATCTCAGCGTTGACGCCGCGCGCGCGCAGCGCGTCGCGGACGAGGCCGGCATGGGTGACGCCGACGCAGTAGATCAGCCACGCCCGGCGCTTGCCCTGATAGATGGCGATCTCGTCGCAGGCGAGCTCGACCGTATTGTCGCGGATCGCCGCGGCCTCGAGCTGCTCGGCGATGTATTCCCCGCCGCGCTTGCCGACGCCGGTCACGTCGATGGTCTTGGTCGTCGCCTTCGACGACAGCGGCGCCAACCAGCCGTCGCGGATCCCTTCGGCGATCGTGTACTCGTACACTACGTTGTCAAACAGGTGGCCGTCGCCTTCGCACAGGTGGCCGCTGTCGAGGCGGAACGGCGTCGCGGTCAGACCCGCCACGCGGAGCTCGGGCGTGATCTCACGCAGGCCGTCGAGCGTCGTGTGGTACGTCCCCTCATCACCATGCGGGAGCAGATGGCTCTCATCGATGATGACCAGGTGACGCGCGCCGAGGGCTTGCGGATCCCGATATATTGAGTTGACGGTGGCGAACAGGATCTGCGCCTCGGTATCGCGGCGGCCGAGCCCCTCGCAGTTGACGCCGTACGGCGCCTCGGGCCAGACCTTGCGCAGCTCTCCGATGTCCTGCTCGAGCAGCTCGCGGTTGGGCGCGGTCACCAACACCCGCATGCCCGGATAGTCGGTCAGCAGCTGCTTGAGCAGGAACGCGATGATGGTGGATTTGCCGGTGCCGGTCGCCATCGCGATCAGCGGATTGCCGCCGCCGTTCTTCCAGAACACGAACAGCTCGTGCAGCGCTTCCTCTTGGTATTGGCGGAGCGTGATCATGCAATTTGAATTCCTCCTGCGCATCGCCGAGAATGAGAAACGGCCGCCGACACGAGATCGGCGGCCGTTTTCTTCGCAGCCGTGTACCGTCTCACTTGTTCCAGGGCAGATCGGCCTTCACCGCCGCCATCGGCGTCACCGGCGCCGGCGCCGTCGCCTGGGCAAACGGCCCGCGCTTGGGGATAAAGTCCTGCGGGCGTACCGAATAAATGCGATTCCTGTCCCCAAACTCTCCGCTCTGGTCACGCTGAATGGCGACGCGGATCTTCACCGGCTTGAAGAGCAGAACATCGATCTCCTGCGTCGCCTCGGTGATGCCGCAGGAGGTGTAGATGTCGGTCAGCAACCGCTTGCCGATCTCGACCGCCTGCTCGCTGGGAAGGTTCAGAATAATGTTCTGAAAGACCTTGCGATGCAGGTAGTCACCATCGAGGATCTCGAACGTCGTGAACAAGTAATTGCCGTCACCCTTCTGGGTATCGCGAACCTCGGCCTCGATGATGAGCGCGAGGTACCAACCCGCCGGGATCGGCGGCGGGCCGCCCGTCGTGCCCTCCTGCGCGCTCGGGTCGAACATTTCCGGGAGCTTGTCGTAGAAACTCATGACTACGTTTCCTTGTGCTCTGATGCCATCGTCGTCACATCGGATGCCATCGTCGTTTCAGGTACATCTTCGGATGCCGCATCATGTGAAACCTCCGTATGCGGCTGCGGAGTCGGGAAGAACTTGCCGAGCACGGCTTCGTAGTCGAAGCCGAGCGGAATCTGGATGCGCTCGGGCATGCGGAACCTGTTCTTGGCGGTGAAGGCCGGCCGCGGTTCGACATGGAGCCAGCGGGTATTGCCGCCGTCGGCGCGGGCACGGGTCTTGCCGAAGCCACCCTGCTCGGACTTGATCACCACGTCGGTCGCCAGGAAGCCGATCAGGTCGGCGCTGTCCTCGACCAGGCCGCGCGCGCGCCGGTGCAGGCGCAGGGCATAGGCGGAATATGCCGTCGTGCGCGGATCGTTGATCATGACGATCTCGGAATGCGCGATCAGCACGACGATCATGTTGCGATTGCGCCGCAGCCAGTTGCAGCCACGCAGGAAGTCGAGCCAGTATTTGTCGAGCTCGACATAGCCCTTGCCAAAGCCCGGGCTCTCGATCGACGTCCAGCCGCGGTCGGCGCACAGCGCCGCCTGTACCAGCGGCTCGAACTGGTCGAGGCTATCGACGACTAGCGTGCGATAATCGTGCTCTTCTTTGCCGAGCCAGGTCAGCGCCTCGAGCACGGCGGCGTAGGATTCACACAATCCGAAGCTTGCGATCGTCAGCCCGGCAGGGCACCCATCCTCGACCTGGGCGAATACCGCATTCGGAAAGTTGCTGGCGAGCGTGGTTTTGCCAATGCCCGGCTGGCCATGCAGCACGACGATCGGCGGACGTGCGGCCGTGATTTGGTATGGCTTCATGCAGATCTCCGTTGTCAGTCGTTGTTGTAAAAACAGCCCCAGCAGCTGCCGTCGTCGGCGATGTGGCCGGACACGATGAAGGTGATCGCGGTGTCGTGGTCGTCGATCTCGTCGAGCGAACCAGCGGAATGGATCCAGCTGTGCGCGGTCGCGTCGCTATCGGCGACGGGCTCCCGGCAGTGCCGGCAGCGGATGGCGCGGATGTCGGCGATCAGGTGTCGATAGTTGAGCTTCATGCAGTCACCTCGTATTGCGACGGAGTAGATTCCAGCGATTGAGTTGGTCGATCGCCGCATCGATCCCGACGGCGACCGCAATCTCGGCGCCGGCGGCACGCATGCGTTCATGAACGTCACGCTGAAAGGGGGAGATCTTGCCGCCCGGGGCCTTCAGCTCGAGCCCGTAGAGCCTGGCTTCGTGGATAAAGTTCTCAACTCGTTAGGGCCGTAGAGCAGGACCGGAGGCCCATCGTGTGCCTGCCAAACGTACCAAGACGTATTTTCTTTCGGCGCTTCGCGCTTTCCATCGGTGCGCGGAAACCAAACGCATCGTTTGGTCAGCCATCCGCCGAACAAATGCCTTCTGGTCTTCGCCGCGTCGAAATCAGTCGGTAATAACAATGCGAGCAAGCGTCCCTCGTACTCGAGCAGCGCGTTGACCACGGTGCCG